CTCGCAAGTGGCTGTTATCGAAACTCGCCCCGAAGAAATACGGCGACATGATTAAGCTGGCCGGCCATGACGGCGGCGCGGTGAAACTCATTGCGCAGTCTGACGACGAGAAACTCTGACCGATGGCATTCCAGCTAACCGACCGCCAGAAAGCCGCTCAGCAAGTCCTAAGCGGCGACGCCACGCACCTGATGCTGTTCGGCGGCTCGCGCAGCGGGAAGACGTTTCTGCTCACGCGCAACGTGGTCTTTCGGGCGCTGAAGGCCCCGAACAGCCGGCATGCGATCTTCCGGTTCAGGTACAACCACCTGAAGGCCAGCGTCGTGCTGGACACGTTCCCCAAGGTCATGCGCGCAGCGTTCCCCGGGGTCGGATGGGAAATGCACCAGCAGGACGGTTACGTCAGCTTCCCAGGTGGCTCGCAGATCTGGTTTGCTGGCCTGGACGACAAAGACCGCACCGAGAAGATTCTGGGCCAGGAGTTCGCTACGCTGTACTTCAACGAGTGCTCGCAGCTCCCGCTGGGCTCCGTTGACACCGCGCTGACGCGCCTGGCGCAGAAGGCCGAGCAGCAGATCGAGGGTAGAGCGCCTGTCCCGCTGCGCCTGCGGGCCTATTACGACTGCAACCCGCCGAGCAAGACGCACTGGACCTATCGCAAGTTCGTGGAGAAGCGCGACCCCGACACCAGGCTGGGCCTGCCGCGGCCGGAGGACTACGCGGCTTTCAGCATCAACCCGACCGACAACGCCGCGAACCTGAGCCCGGAATACCTGCGCATGCTGGAGTCACTGCCGGCCAGGATGAGGGCGCGATTCCTTGAGGGCCGATTCGCCGACGCGAACCCGAACGCCCTGTTCCCAGAGGAGCATATCGACCGATGGCGCGTGCTGGACGGCGCGGTGCCGCAACTGGTGCGCGTGGTGGTCGCCGTGGACCCGAGCGGCGCGGACGACGAAGCCAGCGCGGACAATGACGCCATCGGCATCGTGGTGGTCGGCCTGGCCACGGATGGCGCGTGCTACCTGCTTGAGGATCTAACCGTGAAAGCAGGCCCCGCAACCTGGGGCCGCGTGGCCGCAGAGGCGTTCGACCGGCACAGCGCCGACTGCATCGTGGCCGAAACCAACTACGGCGGCGCAATGGTGCGCCAGGTGATCGAGACGGCGCGCCCGCGCACGCCGTTCCGCCCGGTGACGGCCAGCCGCGGCAAGGTGGTACGGGCCGAGCCGTTCTCGTCGCTGTACGAGCAGGGCAAGGTCCGGCATGTGGGCATGTTCCCCGAGCTGGAGGACGAACTCAGCGGGTTCTCCACGACCGGCTACACCGGAAGCCGAAGCCCGAACCGGGCCGATGCGCTGATCTGGGGCTTGGCCGCGCTGTTTCCCGCAATCACGGGCGCGACTACCAAGAAAATCGACACTGCCGGACTGGTAGTTCCGACCGCGCACCGATGGCGATAGACTTTCACCCGCTCGCGTAGCATAATCGCGCCCGATGCGCAATCCCCGGAGTCCCTGATGGCCAGAGAATCGACCGAACAGCGACTGGTGCGCGTTCATGCGGAGGCCATGCGCGAGTTCGACAACATCCAGGGCGCGCTGCGCGACGAGCGCTTGCAGTGCTTGCAGGATCGGCGGTTCTACAGCATCGCCGGGGCGCAGTGGGAAGGCCCACTCGGCGCGCAGTTCGAGAACAAGCCGAAGATGGAGGTCAACAAGATCGCGCTGGCCGTGCAACGGATCTTCAGCGAGTACCGTGCCAACCGCGTGACGGTCGATTTCGTCAGCAAGGAAGGCAAGGAATACGACCCGCTGGCCGAAACTTGCGACGACCTGTACCGCGCCGACGAGCAGGACAGCGGCGCCAATGAGGCGTATGACAACGCATTTCAGGAGGCCGTGGGCGGCGGCTTTGGAGCCTACCGCCTGCGCACGGTCTACGAGAACGAGGAAGACGACGAGGACGAGCGGCAGCGCATCAAGATCGAGCCGATCTTTGACGCCGATTCCTCGGTGTTCTTCGACCTGCAGGCCAAGCGACAGGACAAGGCCGATGCCAAGCGGTGCTTCGTGCTGACCAGTATGACGCCTGATGCGTACCGCGAGGCGTACAACGACGACCCGGCATCCTGGCCAAAGGAAATCCACCAGTACGAGTTCGACTGGTCTACGCCCGATGTGGTCTATGTGGCCGAATACTACCGGGTCGAGATGGTGTCGGAGACGGTTCGCATCTTCCAGGGCCTGGACGGCGAGGAGGAGCGTTACCGCGACAGCGAACTGGACGACGATATGCTGGCCCAGCTTGAGGCCATCGGCAGCGTCGAGGTGCGCCAGAAACGCATCAAGCGCCAGCGCGTGCGCAAGTACATCCTGAGCGGCGCGAAGGTGCTGGAAGATGTTGGGTACATCGCCGGCAAGCACATCCCTATCGTTCCGACCTACGGCCGCCGCTGGTTCATCGACAACATCGAGCGGTGCGCCGGCCATGTCAGGCTGGCGAAAGACGCGCAGCGCCTGGCGAACATGCAGCGCAGCAAGCTGGCCGAGATTGCCGCGATGTCCAGCGTCGAGAAACCGATCCTGGTGCCCGAGCAGGTTGCCGGCCACCAGGTCATGTGGTCTCAAGACAATCTCAAGCCTTACCCGTACCTGCTGGTAAACCCGATCACGGGCGCGGACGGGAGCCAGCAGGCCGCAGGCCCTGTCGGCTACACCAAAAGCCCGCAGATTCCACCGGCCATGGCCGCCTTGCTGCAGATCAGCGAGCAGGACATCCGCGACGTTCTGGGCAACCAGGAGCAGGGCGACAAGATCGTCGCCAACGTCAGCGGCAAGGCCGTGGAGATGGTCCAGCAGCGCCTGGACATGCAGACGTTCATCTACATGAGCAATCACGCTGTGGGCGTGCGCCGAGGCGGCGAGATTTGGCTCAGCATGGCCCGCGAAATCTACGTTGAGCCAGGCCGCAAGATGAAAGGCATCGGCTCGCAGGGCCAGATGAGCACCATTGAGCTGATGCGTCCGGTCATGAGCGAGGACGGCGAGGTCGAGCACGAAAACGACCTGAGCGAAGCCGAGTTCGACTTGGCTGTTGAGGTCGGCCCGAGCAGCAGCAGCAAGCGTGCCGCGACGGTGCGCTCGCTCACGGCGATGATGGCTGTCACGCAAGACCCGGATGCCCTGCGCGTGCTCCAGGCCGCCGCGCTGATGAACATGGAAGGCGAGGGCCTGACCGAAATCAGCGATCACTTCCGCAGGCAGTTGGTGCAGATGGGCGTGATCAAGCCGACCGATGAGGAGGCCGCGCAGATGGCGCAGGCAGGCGCGAATCCTGACCCGAACGCCATATTCCTGCAGGCAGCAGCAGAGGAGGCCCAGGCCAAGGCCGCGAAGGCTCGCGCCGATGTGGTGGCGACCGTGGCCGATGCCGAGCTGACCCAGGCCAAGACCATGGAGACGTTGGCCAAGGTCGGCGGCGAGGTTGATGGCGCGATGATGCAGCCGCAGCCGGCGCCCACGCCCGAGCCCGCGCCCGAGCCGGCCGCGCCGCAGATGGATCCGTTCGAGGCGGCCAAGCGCGAGCTGGAGCTTGAGAACATGCGGATGGACAACGCCGCGAAGTTTGCTGCCCTGGCCAAGGCGCTCAAGCAGCAGCAGGCCGAGGAAGAATCCGGCAGCGAAGAAGAGTCGATCGACGATGAGTCCGATGATAAAGTCAGCGAAACCCTGGACGAACTGAAGTCCATGGTTGAATCGTTGGCCAGGCAGGTCGCGGACATGAGGCCGCAGCAGCCGATCATCGTGTCTACGGGCGGCGGCGGGAAGAAGATCCAGATCACCAAGACCTCCACCGGGTTCTCCGGTGAGGTCGTCAACGAAGACTGAAAGGACCTGAACCATGTCCATGACCAATGCCGCCGAAGCGGCACTTCTCGACCTCCTGTTTCTCAACGTCGATTGGGCCAACATCGGGGACGCTGCCGGCCTGCAGAACTCTGCCACGGCAGGCTCGTTCTACATCTCGCTGCACAGCGCAGACCCAGGCGAAGCGGGCACGCAGAGCACCAACGAGATCAGCTACACCGGCTACGCCCGCGTGGCTGTGAACCGCACGGCAGGCGGCTGGACGCGAACGGTCAGCACCATCGCCAACACCGCGCTGGTGCAGTTCGGTCAATGTACGGCGGGCACCGCCACGGCCACGCACTTCGGCATCGGCACGGACTCTACTGGTGCTGGAAATCTGCTGCTGAAGGGCGCGCTCAACGCCAGCCTGTCGATCAGCAACGGCATTCAGCCGCAGTTTGCTGCTGGTGCCATGACCGCCACGGTGGACTGATGTGGTGTACCGCTGCGCCCACTGTCGGGAACTGCTGACGCTGACCGACACCGAGCTGTCTCAGTGCTCAGAGCACCCTGACGGGGGCGTGGAGTGGTCACCCGACGAGGTGGAGTGGATACCGCTGGAGAACCCTGATGCCGTTTAGGTCCGTTGCCGAGGTG